CATCTGACCAACCTTCACTTCTCCAATAACCCGCATCTTCGGCTCCCCAGTCTGCTTCGTACCAATCCTTCGCAAATACTGGTTCATGCCAACCCTCTCTGTACCAAATAATTGCTTCTTCCGCTCTCCAACCAGCACTGTTCCAATCTCTTGCTACTTCTGGAAACTCCCATCCCACCTTGTACCAATCAAATGCTTCTTCCGGATCCCTCCAACCTTCTCTATTCCATACAAATGCGTCAAGGGGATCCTCCCAACCCGCATTGCGCCATTCAAGCGCCTTTAGAGGATTTTCCCACCCATTATCATACCAAGCACCTGCCTCTGTAGGATCATCCCAACCTGCATTATACCAATCAAGTGTTACTTCGGGACCTACCCAATCCGCATTGTACCATTCTCGGGCTTTCTCCATATCTTCCCAACCGGCTTCCTTCCATTCCTCTTCCCATTCCTCTTCATCAAAATCCTGCGCAGTAACTAACATCTCCGCAATCTTTATAAGTTCACTTGCAATCTTTTCTTTTCTCATATTACTACCCCCATAAAATAAATCTATAATACCATTAAATATCTACCTTTCTTTAGACTCTCCTTTCATATACCTATCTAACGCTTCCTCTGGGTCATCCCAACCTTCCTTATACCACTGTAAAGCAGTCTTGGCATCATCCCAACCTACATCTATCCAATTACCTGCTTTTTCAGGATCATCCCATCCGGAAGTAAACCAAATACGTGCTTTATCTGGATAATCCCATCCCTCATCATACCAATTACGTGCTGTTATTGGATCCCTCCATCTTTCACTATACCAATCATAAGCTTTTTCTGGGTCGTCCCAACCTGCATCGTACCAAGCATACGCTTCCTTTGGATCATCCCAACCGGCATCGTACCAATTATGTGCTTTTTCGGGATCATCCCAACCTGCTTTGTACCAACTTCTTGATTCATCTGGATCTGTCCAACCTGCATTATACCATTCGTTTGCTTCTTCTATCTTCCAACCAGCATTATACCAATCTTTTGCTTCCTCTGAATCATCCCAACCCGCATCATACCATTTTCGCGCTTCCACAGGATGTTTCCGCCAATCTGCACTAAACCATTCACGCGCTTGGTGGGGATCTGTCCAACCTGCGTCATACCAATAACGTGCCCTTTTCGGGTCTTCCCATCCCGCATTATACCAATCTTCTGCTTCTTCTACGTCTTCCCAACCGGCTTCCCTCCATTCCTCTTCATCAAATTCATCAAAATCCTGTGCAGTAACTAACATCTCCGCAATCTTTATAAGTTCACTTGCAATCTTTTCTTTTCTCATATTACTGCCCCCCATAAAATAAATCTATATCACTGCAAAATATCTACCTTTTTTCAGGCTCTCCTTTCATATATCTATCTAACGCTTCCTCTGGGTCATCCCAGCCTTCGTTATACCACTGTAATGCCGTCTCGGCATCATCCCATCCTCCCTTATACCAAGCTAAAGCTTCTTTAGGCTTTTTCCATCCTGCATTATACCAATTAAATGCTTCCACTGGGTCTTCCCAACCTTCGCCGTACCAAACCAATGCATCATATGGATTAACCCAACCTGACTTATCCCATTCATATGCTTCCTTAGGATCTTCCCAGCCATTAGAATACCAATCGCATGCCGCTTCCGGATCTTCCCATCCTTCATCATACCACAAACGTGCTTCGTAAGAATCGTCCCAACCTGCATCAAACCACCTGAATGATTCTTCTGGAACATCCTTCCAACTACCTTTATACCATCTCCATCTACCCGTGTACCAATCAAGAGCTATCCACGGATCTCCCCAACCGGCACTATAAAAATCATATGCATCTTCAGCGTCATCCCATCCGGCATCGCTCCAATCAAAAGCGTCGCCTGGATCGTCCCAGCCTGCATCGTACCAAGCATACGCTTCCTTTGGATCATCCCAACCAACTTTATACCATTCCTGGGCTTCTTTCATATCTTTCCATCCTGCTTCCTTCCATTCCTCTTCATCAAAATCCTGTGCAGTAACTAACATCTCCGCAATCCTTATGATTTCCTTTGCAATCTTTTCTTTTTTCATATTACTGCTCCCATAAAATAAATCTATAATACTTCAAACAACTTATTTTTCTCACTTACAAATTAGTCCATCTTTTTTTCAATGCCTGCAACGGATTTGTCCACCCTTTATCACGCCACCTTTTTGCCTCGTTAGGATCTTCCCATCCTACTCTCTTCCAATTTCTTGCTTCTTGTGGACTTTCCCAACCTGATTCAAACCATTCAAATGCATCTCCAGCATCGCTCTTCCAACCTGCCCTCCGCCACTCTATTGCTTTAACAGGATCTCTCCATCCGTAATCTTTCCAAATTCCTGCGCCACTTGGTCCCCAGCCTGCTTCACGCCACTCTATCGCTTCCTCCACACTAAAATCATTTGAAAACCACTCATATGCTTCTTCAGGAGACATGCCTGCATTTACCCAATATCTTGCCTTATCGGCATCATCCCATCCACCATAATACCATTTCAAAGCTTCCTCAGGATCTTCCCACCCTTCGTTATACCAAGACCGAGCATCAGACGGATCTAACCAACCTGCTTCACTCCATCTGAATGCTTCGTCAGGTTCATCTTTCCATTCACGTGCCCAATACTTTATATCTCGAGGATTTTCCCAACCTGTATCATACCACTTTTCCATATCAAAACTTTCCTGCCTATCTTCTTGCTTATCGTCGCCGTTCAAAACTTCTTCCGCCATCCTTAACAACGCATTTGCAACTTTCTCTTCTATAGTCATTTGATTTTTCCTCCTTCTATTCTACAGCCCTCAATACCTTTTTTAGTTCCTTTCCATATTTCCTTCTCACTAAATCCACAAACTTTTCTCCCGTATCCACTTCTTTCCATTCGCCATCACAAAATATCATCATCATATCAACATTGCCGTCCTCTATTATACCCTCATACGTATATATAAAATAATCTTCTATATCTGCTTCAGTCTCATACAATCTCTCAGACATTCCTCTTTCATCGCTAATCAATTCATGCAAATCGTCGAAAATAGCAACGACAAAACCCCTAAAATCGGTTTCTGATAACACATATGCTTTCGTAAACATCCCAAATACCTCCTACATTTTTATTGATTACTAACCACAATACCGTATAAAAACATTCTAAACTACCTTACTTAAAACTTGTTCAGGCCGTACATACCGTAGCCCCAACACCTGAGTAATTTGTCCAGATTCTTCTCTACTGTACGGGAACTGGGATACTCTGACATTCGATATTACATATCGATACCCCTGGTAAACACCTTCCTCCCATTCTAACAAATCCCCTGTGTTCAACAAAATATCGCTTACTGTCCATCCTCTAATATCTACAACATCCTTTCCGAACCCCCACTTAACCCACTCCTCCAACCTCAAAGGAGGATGCTCGGACACTAATATTTCACTTTTTTGCCCATCGGGAATTCTTATTCTTGTTCCCAAGACATCTCTTTCAACTCCAGTCACTCTAAATTTGAATCTACCTTCTCTCACTACAACTGAAGTTACCCACACAGATCCATCAACAGTAAATTCAACTGTAACATTACTCTTTGCAAAAGCCTCGGGAACTACCTCTCCAACAACATCTATCCATTCCGATTCTATTCTTATCTCATTGCCAATAATCTCCGGCAAAACCGAATATCCATTATCTTTAGTAACTATTAAATAGCCTTCGCTACCTTTCCCTACTATCCACTCCTTACTGCCTGCTTTAAAATACCCTCCTAATATTCCAGTTCCCCAGCATTGATTATGCTCTCTCAATTCGCCACCGTGCAAACAAGAACAAACATAACCTTCTCTTGCCCTTAACCATATACTTACCTTTTTCCCACCAGCAAGCAAAAGCATTCTCTGCATCTCCTTCATTTTATCAAAAGAAGACCAATCTACCATTCTGCTTCTGACATCCAACGAATGTGCTCCTGCCCACCAAACCATGTCTAACCTCTAAACATAAAATCAGCCGTAATCCCGTACACTGCAAAATACGGAAACCCCGGCGTCAACATCTGTGTAAACAGCCATCCTCTTGCCCTTTCAGGGTTATATGCCATTACCAGCTTTGCTCCTCTCATCATTGATAATTTATATGCCCTAACCAATCTCTCAATTCTACTTACTACTTCATCAAAAACAGATGACAACTTGGAAAAGTGGTCTATTGTTAGTGAAACTCCTTGGTCGTTGTATACTACATCTGTGTCAATCGCATAAATTGATTGTGCTTGAAGCCCATATAAAACAGCCAAATCCACAATCATGTTTATCATAAAATCACTTACCGCGCCCAAATATAGCTGCGTCGGAGGCGTTATCGAATTAAAATAACCTAACCCCAACACTAAATATAAAAACAAATCTGCATCAGTATATCCCCAACTTCTGTCTCTATTCTTCAATGATTTATCCAACTGATTTCTCAATAACTGCATCATGTACTGAACTTTACTGTCAACTCCAACATACATCTCCGTTCCAACATCCCCCAATACAGTATTCCATCTCACCACTACCGTACCTATTTCATCAATATCTCTTTCTACCTTCCACTTACCATTACCAATAAAAAAGGGAGAACCTTCCCATAACAAACGACCGGTATCTCCCTTCCACAATTTCACTGATACTTCCTCCGGAGTAAAATCGGAACCATCATCTTTTTTTAAAACCGCTTCAAGAACACATTTTTCACCCACCATTCCCACCCACATCGCCATTCCATCTGTTTGTCCATCCAAAACAAATTTTCGTCCCTGTATTTCAATCACTGCACTTTCCTCATAAAATGCACTTTCCAAATTACAGTAGCACTACCAGTATTTTTTATACTCACATATCCTAATAATTCCTCTCCCGACTCTCCTGATTCTTTCTCAAAATTCGTATCCTGCGTAGATACAGTTGGAGGCAATAATTCAAAAGCCGATGGAACATAAGATGCTATCTTCTTTTCATTATTAAAAAATATTTCCACTTTATCTAAATCAACTATCCCTGCCTCCACCGTTCCTAAAAACTTTTCAAAAGGATAAGCAACAATGTTAAAATCGTAACTTGACACCTGTACCCTTTTATCATAAACAACTACAGTATCCCCCGCCCCCACCTCCACTTTAAATGAATTCCTAACAATATACATACCCACCTCTCGTCAAAATTATTCCAACTTAGCTAACTTTTCCATCACCCACTTTTTCAGTTTACCTCTGCTTTTCGCCGCAATATATTCCAAATCATCTCTCGTTAAAGACATATTCTCAAAATCATTAATAACAGAATCCACAGATGGCACCACCCCACCAACTTCCGAATTTCCTTTCAAAGTAAGCAAGTGCAAAGTTTGCACTACTTTTGAGTTCACAGAGCCAACTTCGGAAGTAACTACTTCCTTCTGAACACTCTCTTCTCTCTGACCTTCAACCTCTTCCAAAACAGGTACCGCTTTCAATTGCAGTTTTTCCACTTCCTTTTCAACTTTCTCAACATCGGCATTTTTCACTAATTCCAAATACTCTTCTTCCGTCAACAACTCTATCAATCCTTTCGATACCAAATGCCTAAAAGAAACACTGCTCTCAATTTGAGCCTTTGGAACATAATTAGTCAACACAATCGGATCAGTAACCTTGGGCACTGAGAAAAAGACATTTCCTTCCTCACCCAAAGCAAGAGTCACAACCCCTAACGGATTTGTCCTATTCACAATATAAACTTCCTTTTCCTTTGCAAAATACTCACTTATTGTCCTCATATTCCCTTACCTCCCTTATTTTTTGGGCCGTAACCCATTTTTCCATAAATAGATAAAAACCGGACCCCTCTAACCATATATCACTTTTGATATGGTCAAGAGAAGTCCGGTTTTCATTGTTACACTCTCACTCCCATCGCGACCGCTCTGGGATTCACAATCGCCTGGCTAATTAACTCCAAGAACATCCAACCTTTCTTCGACTCGTGCATATTGTATCTATCGTACGGTTCAGACATCAAATCAATCCTGATACCCTGTTCGCCGAGGAAACCACCCTCCGTTACCGCAAATAACCTGCCCGGAGGCGTTACCTCTTGCACACCGGTACCAGCAGTTGTGATAATCTGTGAACCTAACACCGTTCCGATGTACCCCATCAAAATCAACTCTCTCTCAGTAACAATATCAACAAAGTTATGCATGTTCTTAATCAACGCATTAACTTCCGCCCTATTCATAATAAACTTGTCAACCACCAGACGATGTCTCTCCACCTGATACTTCACATCCTCGAAAGTCCCGATAGTGAAAGAACTAAAGTAGACCAAATCATTGATAGCATTTGCCGCTTCAGTTAAAGCAGACACCAACGCTTGGTCTTCTTTCAGTTCTATCATTTGACGAGCAAGGTCCTGCTCCCTTTCGAGAACATCAAAGTTCATTTGATAAATATCCTGAATGTCTACTTCAGGATAAGCAGTTACCTTAAACTCAGGCGGATAAACATATCTACCAGTTGCCTGTGAAGATACAGACTGCCCATCCTGACCTACCACATAAGCAACCACCCAAATATCTTTCGTAATCCTGTTTACTTCGCCCTGCGCAAGAGGCCTTTGACGAAGAATCTTTCTCGCCCATCCCTCATAGTCGATAACATTCTTAATCGGAGCAAGCAATTCCTGACCTAACTTCTCCATTCCTTCTCTTGTAGACATAGCCTTCAAAAGAATTTCTCGACGAACTTCGGGAGGCAAATCCGACTGCTTTCGGAATTCTGCTCGCTTCAGCTTGCCTATCGTTTTGTCATTCAGAATTTCGGCAATCGCCTTTAAAGCATCTTTGTTATCCCAAGCATTCAATTTGCCTTCTTTATTAAACCGGCGAGAACCATCCCCCGTCTTCGGATTTATCTTGCCTGTTTCATCTATATACTGAGCTAACACTTTTTTACTGTCTTTCTTTAAATACGGATTCAGATTCATAGTCACTTACCTCCTTTAGCCCTGAACTGTCAGAATAAGACCCAACACAGGGTCGCTCGCCGACGGAGCCTTCACCACTTTAGCAACAACTTTATCAGTACCAGTTGCCGGCTTAAATCTTCCATTTGCAACCGTCAGAGCATCCCCAGATGTGTACCCCTTCGACGTATCGTACTGGTCAGTATACAAAACAGCATAATCCTGAATCAAAGTCATTCTCCCACTACCAAGAGTATCATCCATCAAATTCATGTAGTTACGTCCATCGATTTCCATCTCCTTCGCTGTTTTATTATACCTGTACGACACCTTAACAGATTGACCATCCGCAATACTACCACCGGACACTCTGGCAATCGTTCCGTTTGTCGTATTTACAGTATAGTCAGTCGTAATTGTATACTCTACAGTCCCAGCAAGATTAGTTACTCTAACAGAACCGGAAACCAAATCAGCATGTTTCAAAGCAACATTATTCGTCCCAGTCAAAACAATAACTTCATCAACAATAACACCCGTCGTTGCTGAAGTTTTATTCCACTTGGCAACCCCGAAAAAGTCGCTTCCATCAGTTGCTACTTCCAGTTTACCGCTACTATTCAAAGCCAAAGCGGCTCCGGCTTCGAACTGGGATGCAGAGTCTACTTCCCAAACTCCTAAAGCAACAGTTATCGCAGATCTCGTTAAATCTAACATGTTTACACCTCCTTAATATCTATATAACTCGGCACAGCCTTGCTTAACAGTGAATCGTGAGCACTGCTGCTAACCTTCGGTATTCTAAAACTACCTTCAACTATCTTTTCTTTCATTTCCTTAGCTTCCTCTTTCTCCTCTTCCTCTTCCTCTTCCTCATCCTCACTCAAAGATTTCACTACATCTTCCGGCAAATAACAAACCACCTCCACCTCCTTACCCAACTCCGCAACCGTTTCCGGCCCGTATTCCATAACCTCTTCCGCTCTCTTCATTACCCCAGCCAAAAACCTATCTCCAGCTTCCTGAAAAGCAGTTTCTATAATTCCTATTGCTGCCTTATGTTTTATTCCATATCCCACAAGCAAATCATACAATGATGCCTTTAATTCATTTTGTTCTAAGTTCTTAGCCTTTCTCCTCCAAACTAAAGACAATGCTTTCTTGTATGCTTCCCTCACATCTTCCGCCCTAAACGTCGGAGGTAACTGGTCTATCGCATCTTCCCTTGCTCTGTCCAAATCCTTCTTATCGCCAAACGGGACCGGAGGATTAGGCAAAGCAAAGTTAGAATCCATCGTTTCCTCTCTCATATCATTGTCGGCATTTTCCAAAACAGAATCTACCTCCTCTGACCTTCTTTTCATTCTTGCCAACCGCAATCTCCTTGCCTTAATTTTCTCCCTTATTTTTGCTAACCTATCGTTTTTATCATTCCCCTGTCTTTTCCCTTCCAACCTTGCTGCCCTCTTTTCCTCAATCTCTTCTAACTTTTCCCTTATTTTTGCTAACCTATCGTTTTTATCATTCCCCTGTCTTTTCCCTTCCAACCTTGCTGCCCTATCCCTCTCATTAACTTCTACAAACTTTTTCCCCTCCAACCTTGCTAACCTGCCCCTCTTATTAGTTTCCCTATCTCCCCTATTAGTTTCCCTATCTCCAAACAATTCAATCATCGCCAGCTTTTTCTTTAACCTTGCAATTCTTTCCTTTAACCCAAGTATCCCTTCACTCCTTCTCCCCCTTTCAACCCTGCTCTCCTTTTTTTCCATTTTCTCCCTTTCCTTCCTTTTCTCCGCACTATTTCCCCTCAACATTTCCGCCAACTTCCTTAACTTTTCCTCTTTTGTCATGATAACACCTCCTATACAATATCAAGCTGCTACTTCTAATGACCACGCTTGAGGGTCTGCTGGTGCATTTACATATGATAGTTCTCTAAACGTGACCCCCTCACACCACTCAAACACATTCTTTCCATATGCAAATTTGTTAGCTATATGCTCACAAAACTGTGATACATCCTCTGCTACATGATTGCATACACTGCATCGTGTTCTTTCACAAACACATCCCATCGAAAATCCTTGCTTATCTCCTCTCAACAATTTACCAACCAAATAAGCGTTCTTTCTCATATCTATTGCCAACATGTTAATTACTTTTCTCTCATCGCCAACATCGTCATATAATGTATCAACTATAATACCACTCGATTTAGTCATATCACTATCATCATGCTCACAAAAAATCGGTTTTTCCCTGAAAGTCTCGTATACAAAATCCCCAGTATCCTTTAGCGACAAAAGTTCGTACTCACCGAAACAATCTTTGTTTTCATTAGGTATGTCAGCCGTTACAGACCAAACTGCCGTAAAAATATAATCTCCTGGTTTTCTCGAAATCTTGTATAAATCAGCAAACTTCTCCAACACTTTTGACAATCTAACCTCTGACAAGGATGCTCTCTTCAAACCTACCTCTCCTATCCTATCTCCCAAATATACTACTCTCGCTCTTCCAATTTTACGAAACATGCCAATCTCCAATGACAATCTGTTCTAATAAACCAATTACACCAATCCACTCTTTGTTCTTTTCCGCTAATTATAAACAACTTTTCCAAAATCAATATGAAATTTTCCCAAAATTTTTATTCCCCTCTATCCATCAGTTTATCTAAACGCATCTCCACCCTATCCAACCTCATCACAACATCGTCCAGTCTTTTCATTATCATCCCCAGACGAGTCGAACACAACATTTCGTGTTCATCCTTCGTCATCGATACCGTCTTCGGAGTTTGGTTTCTTTTCAACCAATCCCACACTATTCTCCTCAGAGTATCCAACAATATCAACCCCACTACAACTGCTATCATTGTCTCCAATGAAAACTTCTCCATCTTTCCTCCTCCAAACAGCCACTATTTTTGCTTTCATAGTTTTTACAAACATAAAACCTCCAATATCTTTTTCACCTTCTCCTCAAAAACATCTACCCTTTCCTTTTCAACAAGTGCCAATTTCCCTACCTTCGATAACTCTATCGCCAGCCCATCTATATCATTCTGGCTATATCCCCCATTCTTTGCCTTGTCTACAAAGGATCTTAACAAACTACCAACCTCGTTCTTGTACACCCACAACCTCTTGTTATCCGACATGCACAACTTCCCCAAATCAAATAACTTGAACATCACACCCCCTTTACCAAAACATATCTTGTCCAAATCTTTCAATCCTGCAACATTTACATCTCCCAACTTTCCATACGGATTTACCTTTTTCTCTACCATAGTTCCTTACCTCCCTTTTATTTTTTCTTCGGGCACCAAACCCTTTACTTACTGCCACAATCACTCAAAATACATTCTATGTATCCAATCTTCAAACCAATCGCTTATACGTATATCTATAGCCTTCCGCATATTCTTCGGCAAATCCTCCCAATCTATTTCCCTCAACTGTTCGTCCTCCGCCAAATGATGATACACCCAAGTCTTGCCTACACTTAAAATTTCCCACGACGGGCTATAATATCTTTCCCAAACATATGCCCATACAGGATCAAGTCTTACATCCTCCAACACTACTTCTATCTCTTTTATATAATCACTCTCATCCCGCACATGCATCCCGATGTAACCAATTATAGACGGCTGTTCATAATGATCCTCGATATCCTCCACTTTATAAATAGACACAACCATTTTCCCTCGCGCAATATCTTCTGCCAAATCTAATATCCTTCTAATAATTTCACTCTCACTCAGAATTTCATCTTCGTTCATTCCATTACACCTCCTTACTTACTACCTTTTGATAATCTATCTACTATATTATCTATATCTCCCAAAGGTTTTTTCATACGATACACCCCGGACAAAAACACATCCCTCCCATCCTTTAAAAAATTCTTCCTTGATGAAGCATGCATCCTTACTTCCTTCTCCATTTCTTCTTCTGGAAGAGGAGCTGTTTTCTCCAATGCTTCTTCAGGCGCCGCTTCAGGAGGGATAACTGGTTCTTCGCCAAGATCTCTAACTGGCGAAGGATATATATCCTCCATTAAAGTTCTTTCTTCTTTTTTCTCTGCTAAAACTTTCTTAATCGCTTCTTCCTCTATACTCTTTCTAAGCTCATCCTCCCAATCCAATCCGGCAACATCACTAATCGTTCTCTCACTTACCTTCACTTTAAACGTATCAACAAGTTCCCTGTACACATCCAACATATCCTTATCCACTCGTGGCCGCAACGGCTTGTCCCAAACAATCATTGGGCTTACATACTTTCTGTTCTTTTCCGTTACTATTCTATGCGATACATCCGCAGAGGAAGGCAATCTCCAGTCGTTCACCCTGACAATTATTTCAAACACTTTTGGATATATAAACACTTCTTCTATAAAATTCCTGAACCATAACAACCTCGATAAAAACACTTGTAATCCTGCTTGGGCTGCTGCAAAAGTTGAACTGCCTGTTACAAAATCCCTACTCACTCCCAGTGCTAACAACTTCATTCTTTCGATTACATCATATTCATTTCTAATTCCCATTACCCTTTCCACTGTTCCCCACGCATCAAACTTGGTTGTCGGAGGCACAGCAATCCAAGCATGCGGATCCATCTCCGCCTGAGCTAAAGCTCTCAATAAATCATCTACTTGCCCTTCCGACGGTATATATCCCGATGCCACATCCCCCATTTGTACCGTTTTCACTGGCGCAGCATGTCTCTTTGCTGTTTGTATCGTAGCATTCATTATTGCGTCTTCATACATCCATATTCTCCATAATCGAGAAAACAACGACATTCCCCGTACATCATACGGATGCAATAATCTTGGAATAAAAGTTACATTAAGTGGTTCTAACATCACTTTTTTAGAAGACACCAACTCTGTCAAAAATTTCTTCCCTCTCACTTCCACCCCACCTACTTCAATCGCCTTTAAAATCTTTTTCAACATTCTCAGCTCTTCTCCTGACACTTCCAAAAACAAAACAGGATCGCTTGCCACCAACTGTGTATCTAATACCTCAATATTCTCTGGCTTATGCAACGTCCAACTGTCCCAATAACCTTTTGACTCATCAAAAAATAAATGAGGCACTGCCTCCCCGATCACTAAAAACTCCCTCATAATCGCCGACACCAAATGTGATAACCTTACCTCCTGACACATACTTTCCAAAGTCTCCTTAATACTTCCTTCAATACCTCTGCCGACAATATCATATCCTCCCATGGCCATCTCAACATACACATCCACCACTGGACCAGCAATGCCATCAACCATATAAAACATTCTCCATATTCTATTTCTTTCTTGAAGGCTTTTAGGAAAACTCCATCTATCAGGCGAGGCAAATTCAGGTCTATACTCTACTGGGCGAGTAAACATAATCCCGCTTGCTTGTCCAAAACCACCCGTACTATAACCAGTCTGAGCTTCTTTTTCGATAGATGCTTTTTTGTCCATTCCCCCTTCATCAGATCCCGGTCTTGTTCTAATTTTAAAATCTTTCAAATCATCTGAAATTCCCATTCAACCTACCTCCCTAAAATGTTCTTCCAAACAAATAGTCTAATAAAGCAGCAACAGGTGTTTCATATTTCTTTCTATCAAAATACACCCCAATTACCCCAAATTTTTCTACATCATCAATATGCTTCCTGTCGTCATCAACAAAAACCAATACATTATAATCTTTACATATCTTTCCTTTACCTGTTTCTGCTGATGATTCTATTTCCACATCCTTCGCTTCAGGAACCCAATATGATATCCATTCCCTTACCGGCCTTAAATCATCGCGATTCGTAATAATTACCGAAACTAATCCTGATCTAAGTAAATCAAGCACCTCTTCGCACATTGGCTTTAATTCCTCCGGAAAAGCTTCTCCCGACAAAGCTTCTTCAACCGTTCCTCCTTTTTCCAAATATTGTTCAAAATCATTTATAACTCCATCAAAATCTAATCCAATCATCACCACAAACCTACTCTAAACGATCTTACACTATATCCAATATCTGTCTTCTCTATAATCTCCTCAGCATTAGCCACGGCTCCGGCTATTGATAACAATATATCCACGTGAGACAATTTACCATTAGACCAGTGCAATGACTTTATCTCTTTTATCAAATCAACTGCTGACTCGCCCGGATCCATTATCTTTACTTTTTTCACATATAATGCTCTTTTCAAATTCGTTAGCTCTGTTTCTCCTACACTTCTTCTTTCTACATTCAATCCTTCCCTTTTCAAATTCTGAATTGCCGACAAAGAATTCCAGTTGTCATACGTTATTTTTAAAAAGTTTATTTTGTTCTTTAACATCATCAAAATCTCAAGTGCAGTATCAATCCAAATCTCAACCCCCTTTGGCTTTAAAACCAGCAAACCTTCTACAATTATCAAACCATCTTCCCTTTTCGCAAAAGCCATACTCAAACTATCATGTAAAGCACCTAAATCAACATGCACAGAATATCTCCCCCCAAAACTCCAACCAGTCACCTCCTCCACTGTTAAAAATTTAACTCCACCAGAAAAATGCTTAACCACCTTTTTGAATTCCCACCCACTCCCATACTCTATGCAATCTAATACTCTATCTACATCCTCAAAAAATCTCGACACTCCTACGTCCGGATTTGCTCCAAAATCTCTCTCTATTCTAAAAGCATCATAAGCGTACTCTTCTTCAATATCCTCTTTACGAAAAAACGGATTAAACTCCCACGAAGGCATCCAATAGGCCAACGTCTTTTCTCTTCCTTCTTTCACCAATCGCACAGTCGGATCTCTATCCGCTAAATAAAACGGAGCACTAACTACTATCATTCTTCCAAACATATCATCCAAAGCTGTTTTCGATTTGCTTCTCACTGTGAACAAAGAATTATTTAATGCCGCAAACACTTCTGAAGCAGATCTTTTACTGTCCCCCAAATCAAACCGAGAATACTCATCTAAAACACTTAATAAACCTGTCCCACCAACAAGAGACCCGGAATTTGAATGCAATGCCAGCACTTCTAAATTGCCAAATCTCCACTCTACTTCATTTGTCTTGGTTACATTCCCAAATCCAATACCAAGCAGTTGATTTACCATCTTCCCCTCTAATATCTTTCTCATATCAGCATCTCTAACATTATCCATCATACTAACAAACTCCCCCCAAACAGTCTTTTCTGTCTGAGCACCAGAAGTACATACCATCGCTATTCGAAACCTTTGTCCTGGTAACAAGTCGTATCTTTTGTCCAAACTACCGCCTAAAGCAAACCATAACATCATCGTATAAGACGATATCATTGCTGCTGTAGCAGACTTCCCAGACCGCATCCCCACGCACAGCACCAATCTATCGTATTTCAATCTCTCTCTAACAAATCCACACACCGGACATTTAAGTACTTCTTCGTCCCAATCTAACTCAAATAATACTTGTCTCTTCAACTGTTCTTTTGTCTTCCCCCAACAATCCAAATCTTCCTCTGCAGCACAAACTGGACAAAGCAACTCATAAAAGTCTCTTATTACTTGATATTGCCTTACATAATCATATAGGGTTTCAATACCCAATCCTTCTACAATCCACTGAATTATATTTTTATATCTTTTCAAATTCTCAAAACTATGGTAATTTCCCTTCACCATCTTTGCTTTCAGATAGTCGAGAAACATATCATCTCCAACTAACTGTGAAGCAATCCAATTTCCCATAATTTACTCACCGCCTTTTGACCTTTGACATTGTAGCAATTTGGTTTAGAAACATTAGTTAATCCCTCGGTATATCAATAAAATTTCCCCAACAATCCAAAAGATCATCCGCCCATGCAGTATCTCCCCCAATCATTTTCACCACTTCTCCTAAAGTGTTTCCATAACCTGCAGTCACTCCTATAACAGGATCTCCCTCCAGCGGAATATGATACTCTTTATTCTCCGAAATTATCCGGACCGACCTTCTCGGTACAAAATTATCAACCAGCGGAAGCCGCTCCCAAGGTTTCCCCTCCTCAATCCTGCCACCAATAAACCTTCCTTTTACAGATGGAATACTTCCTTCATTCCAATTCAAAAGAAACTCCTCCCAATTTTCAATAACTACCGGAAAAATTAGAGAAAACGGATGTCCCCACCTAAAATTAATGTCAGATAAATAGGCAGAATCGCCTGAAACAAGAAATTCTATGGATACAACACAGTTGTACCCTTCCAAAACCTCTTTTTCTAATACCTTGATAAAATCCTTCATTGCTGAATCTGTTACCAAGGACAAATAACCTTTCCCATTCTCCACTCCCAAAAACCAAGGTCTTTTCACTTTCCCGTTCTCTACAAAAGCATCAATTCCCCACTCTGCGTCATATTCAATCCATTCATCCACTCGAAAGTCCATCATAAAAGCATAACTACCAAAAACATTGCCAAGCTTTTTAATAAAACTAACTGCGTCATCCATCGACGTTATCACTGTACTTTCCACCAACCCTCTGTAAAACGAATCAATCTTCACCACACCCCGAAACCCCCACGCTTCCAAAATACCAAACAAACCACTCAATCCTACCACATGTTCCGAAGGAACCGTGTCAAACCCAATATCCCTCATAACTTTCAATGCTTTCAACTTGTCTAACTCACAAATCTCTTTCCTTCCCGGCGCTATCCAACCATCTCCTACTGGTAGCTTTATACCATTATCACAAAACACAACTTGATCTGCCCTACTCAACAAACTCCGTAAACCATACTGCGTAGTTCCAACTACTACATTATCATAACCCTGCCCAACTAATCTGCCATACTTTCCATAAGGCAATGTTTCCATACAAACATAACCTGCATCTGAAACATTTTTCGTCATTCCAAAAGCAATACCGGTATCAATAAACAAAATCATACCCCTTCTCCTCTTCCAACCAACTTACTATACTCCACAGACACTTTATCCATCATCTTCTGAACATCAGTCTTACCAGTCACTTCCCCCTTCTCTGCCAAATCCTTCGCATACTCCAATGCCTTTCCAACTTCTTCTTTAATTATTTCCCCGACTATTTCTCTTCTACTTTCAGGCAAATCATGCAAAACAAAACTCAGCTTTTCGACCATCCCATCTGCGCACATGAACAACACCACCTTCGCTACTTTCTGAATTAAATCCCTCTCCCGTTGTAACTTTATCAAATCATTTAAGCATGCTCGCATTTCTGAAAAAATCTTTACAACTTTATCAGTTTCTCGACGAGCATTAGGATTTAATTCATCCTCACCTACTATCAAATCCCATAATTGAGAAAGCGATCTATATTTATCCCACAGTTCAGTAACTAAACTGACTCGCGATAGAAAAACTCCCTCAAAATTTCTTCTCTCTTCTGCAGAATCAAACTTGTACTTGCCCAAAAACCGAATCCATCGACAAGACTCTCCCTCGTGTTCAAGAATGTGATTTCTTATTGTCCTTTCGGCAATCTTTATGTTTTCCTTCTTCAACTCTGTTCTAATCTTAAAAAAAGACATACCACTGGTATACATCTCCGCTACCTTATAACGCAACATCACATCCAAACACACCTTGCATTTCTTCTTGTCTTCTAACAGCAACATTTTAGTTCACTACCCCTTTCTTTACCTTTACCGAAACCTCTTCGTCTGTATCAACAGACTCAGTAAAACCGTTCTCTCCTTCTCTCGGCACAAGCAACCTAACCCTTTTAGGTCCAAAATACTTCATCAAAATCTTTAATTCCTCCAACTTCTCAATAAACACCAATGCATGTACCATACTCCTTCCTCCTTCCTTAAACTTCGATATATTTTTTTATTAAACCCTCAACGGATTCCCAATTCTCTCCAATATCCCATCTATACCAACCATACGTTGATTTTATTTTACTCACATTTCGCACAGATTCTGTTCTTGCTTTCCATACGTAATCACCTACTCCCACAGCAACAAAAACCCTCTTATACCAACTACTCGTATCAGACAAAGACTTGTATACCCCATCTACCTTCTTTATGTCATCAAACCCTAACCACCTAATGTCTTCGTCTTCTACAAAAATAGGTATATCCGGCTTATCCCCAGGAACAAAAAATCCCGTCCCCACCCCATACTTATATTCGACCCAATACTCATCAGGTTTGTCTCCCATTGCTACTTTATATAAATTGTCAATCACAGGAGATTTCCATTGTCTAAATAAAATCTGCTGAATCGGATACCCCCACCTCGAAGTAAACTCCAACCCGTAATACTTTCCTTCTTTTGTTAAAATTCCATTTAAATCAATTATACCAACATATCTCTCTTTCCTCAAAAACGACAGCATTCTGCCCAAACCTTTTTCCATAAAAAATCTATCATCCTGCGTAAAACAGGACAAAGTCCCCGATTCCCCGCAAAGCGGTCCTAAGTTGCCTTCAAACATTCTTTTATGTTCAAAATTAACATTCACATCACCAACAAAGTCATTGCCATTAAACAATCTACTCATCGCCATCTCTACTCCATCAACCTTTGCTTGCAATTCTACCCTTACATCATCCTTGCCCAATTCCTTCTGAAACATAGTCAAATATTCTATCATTTCCTCTTTCACCACAGGAACTACCGTTTTTGACTTTGCTAATCCTTCTGCGCCACTGAACTTTATTACATATAATTGATCTTCCTGTTCCAAAAACTCAATCGCTTCTGAAAAACTATTAAAAAACTTACTCTCCGGAACCAAAATACCGGCAGATTGCATAACCTTCTGGCCTATTTCTCTATTATTTTCCCAGGCATCTACCCCAACACTACCACCAAAAACAATATAACCATCCTTCCTCAGCTTTTCCGCAACCAAACCAAAATACACATCATCAACAATCACAAAATCAGGTTTTCTTTTCAATCCTTCCTCAATACTCCCTACTTTATTCACTAAACCTTCTCCACAATCTAACCCTTCTCCCCCTAACAATACCATCCACACGTCGTGGCCTTCGCTTTTAGCAACCATGGCAATATCCAAACCACATCCACTATAAGACAAAATCATTATCCTCATATATCGTCCTCTTTACCTCTCTATATGTTTTTCCAAACGCCTTTTTCATCCAGTACATCACTGTTCGAATATCTACATTACATTCCATCGCTATATCCCAAATACCTTTCCCCTCTTTTATCTTTTCCTCTAACCCCTCCCTTAACCCCTTTCCCAAAGCAATTCCCTTCGTTGGTATTAACACTCTACAATCCCTGCAAACTCTTTTATACTTATTGACAACCGGAAAAATCTTACCACACAGCGGACAGGTCTCCCAGTGTCTTCTAATCATATCTTCCCTCCTACATTCTGGATACATAATAAACTAAATTCTCCTTATCACCAATTATAAAGCTATTTATAAAAATCCCATTCACTATCAAAACCACTTCCTTTCCTTTCTCTATTTCAAACTGCACCTCCCCTCTACTATCAGAACTATCTACATATAACTTATCACCACTAATTTCCTTAACTACTAACACTACATCCCTGTTCTCCGCCGGAACCCCATTCAATTTCCTTAACACTGCTCTCACTTTCATTACAAAATACCTCCAGATTGACAACCTGCCAACCTTTGACGAGCTACTGCCAAAGTTGCTGATGGATTAATTGCTGATTCATCTGAAAATTGAATTCCATCTATTTCATTAGAATAACCTCCAGTATAACCTCCCATTGCATATCCTCTTGATGAGGAATTTACACCTACCAAACCATCACGAGCTACTGCCAAAGTTGCAGACGGATCAATTGCTGTTTCATCTGAAAATTGAATTCCATCTATTTCACTGGAACTACCACCAGTAGAACCTCCCATCGCATATCCTCTTGAGGAGGAATTTACACCCGCCAATTCACGACGAGCTACTGTCAAAGTAGCGGATGGATTAATTGCTGACTCATCTGAAAATTGAATTCCATCTATTTCATTGGAATTACTACTAGTATAACCTCCCATTGCATAGCCTCTTGAGGAAGAATTTACACCTGTCAAAGAATGACGGGCTACTGACAAAGTTGCTGATGGATTAATTGCTGACTCATCTGAAAATTGAATTCCATCTATTTCATTGGAAATACTACTAGTATAACCTCCCATTGCATAGCCTCTTGAGGAAGAATTTACACCTGCCAACCTTTGACGAGCTACTGCCAAAGTTGCTGATGGATTAATTGCTGATTCATCTGAAAATTGAATTCCATCTATTTCATTAGAATAATTATCGGTATAACCTCCCATTGCATATCCTCTTGATGAGGAATTTACACCTGCCAAATACCGACGAGCTACTGCCAAAGTTGCTGATGGATTAATTGCTGATTCATCTGAAAATTGAATTCCATCTATTTCATTGGAATTACTACTAGTATAACCTCCCATTGCATATCCTCTTGATGAGAATAATCCCATTACCAATGACATCCACTCTGCGGATAAACTACTATCCCAAAGAGAAACACTTGAAAATGGCCATGCTAATAATTTATATTCCACTGTGGTTAAAGTATCATATACACTCGGTAGATAAGATAAGAATAGATTTTCATATTCCACTGTGGTTAAAGTATCATATACACTCGGTAGATAAGATAAGAATAGATT